ACCCTGCCAACTCAATTGTTCAACGCCATCCTTCAGTACCTTGGCAATCAGCCATATGCTCAAGTGTTCCCGTTGATTCAGGCGATTGAGAAGGAACTTGCACCAAAACCGGAGACAGAAAATGTCGGAAAAATGGATTCAGAAAGCAATTAAACATTCCGGATCGCTCCGGGAATCCCTTCATGTACCGATGGGTAAAAACATTCCTGCAAAGGCTCTGAACAAGGCCGCCAAGGCACCCGGCAAACTGGGTCAACGCGCCCGGCTTGCCAAGACCCTGCGAGGCTTTGATTGAGATGTCCGACGTTCACGAGTTGGCTTCAGAGACGGACAAGCGTTTGAGTGTTCATGAAGCGGTATGTGCAAGCCGTTACGAAAACATTCAAAAGCGGTTTGACGACGGTTCCAAGCGCATGGCCCGGATTGAGCACATCCTGTATGTGGTGATTGCTGCGGTGCTGTTTGGACCGGGCGTGGCGGCTGAATTCTTCAAAAAGGTGTTCGGGCTATGACTGAGAAACTGGAAGCCAAGTCTCAACTCATCGAGAAAACGGCTTTTGCCGTGCTTCCAATTCTCTTCACCTGCGTTGTGTATCTGATGTCCGCATTGGACAAGATCACGCACGATGTCACGGTGCTCAACGCCAAGATCAGTTTGGTTGTCACGTCAGACAACAAGCAGGCAGCCAATTCAGGCGCTGAACTTGCGCGGGAAAAATTGCGCCAAGACCTTGAAAAAGAAATTCAAGTCAACCGTGATTTGATTCACATCAACCGTGAGCGCATCGTCATCCTTGAAGAACGATTGAGGAAGTGATGGAATCGTCCTTGGAACATCTGGTTAAGTTCTGGCCTCTTCTTGCTGGGATGATTAGCGTTGTAGTTGTTCTTGCGCAGCATCACCAAAGAACGGCGGTGTTGGAAGAAAAGGTCAAAATGCTCTTTGACTTGTACAACAAGATGAAGGACAAGAATGGCTGACTTCAACCCAGCGTTTGAGAAGATGATTCACGACGAAGGTGGTTTTCAACTGACCAACATACCGGGCGACCGGGGAGGCATGACCTATGCAGGAATCGCAAGAAACGCAAACCCCAACTGGGCAGGATGGCAGTTCATTGATCGCAAAGATTTTGGGTCGGCTACGCAATTGGTTCGGGAATTTTACAAAGTTAATTTCTGGGATCGTGTCCGAGGTGACGAACTTACGAACCAAGCTATTGCCGAAACCATCTTCAACTTTGCCGTCAACACCGGAGTCGGAATTGCCTCCAAAATCGCCCAATTGATTGTTGGTGTAACGCCTGACGGTGCTATTGGGGCCAAGACGGTTGAGCGCCTGAACATTTGTACCTCTGAGAAGTTTTTGCCGGCGTATGCGTTAGCAAAGATTCAGCGGTATGTGGACATCTGCATGAAAAACCGCGATCAATCTAAATTCCTTCTGGGTTGGACCCGGAGAGCACTTGAAGGGCTCAAGTAATGGATCTGATTGGTATAGGGAGCATCATTGAGGGCGTTGGCAAGGTTGCGGACTCGCTCATCACGACGGATCGGGAACGCCTTCAAATGGCGTTGGAAGACCGCAAACTGGACTTGGAAGAGAAGAAGATCGACCAAGCCACCGACCTTGCTCAAGTTGAGATCAATAAGATTGAAGCCGGTTCATCTAGCATATTTGTCGCTGGTTGGCGTCCTGCTGTGGGTTGGGTTGGGGTTTTGGGTTTGGCTTACCAATTTCTTGGCTACCCTTTGATGCAATGGCTGTGGTCTTTTCTGCAGGGCGTCGATATAATTCCCAAAGGGCTCCAACCGCCACCTGACCTGCAGACTGATCAATTGATGGTTTTGCTTTCTGGTCTACTTGGATTTGGCGGCATGAGAAGTTTTGAGAAGCACAAAGGGGTCGCAGCAAAATGACAGTTGCTAGCGTTATGACGTATTCGTCACTGGTTGACGACATTGCGACCTACCTTGAGCGCAACGACACAGCTACGTTGGAAAAGATTCCGCAGTTCATCATGTTTGCGGAACAGGTCATTGCCTCGGAGATCAAGTTCCTTGGCAACCTAACGGTGGCCGATGGAACTATGACGGCCAACAATCCAATTTTGGACAAGCCTGCACGGTGGCGTAAGACCGTATCGTTCAACGTCACCACCGGTGGCGAGCGTATCCCGGTGTTCTTGCGCAAGTATGAGTACGTCCGTGAGTATTGGCCAGATGACACCAAGACCGGCGTGCCTGCGTTTTACTGCGACTACGACTACACTCATTGGCTGGTGGCTCCTACTCCTGCGACCAACTACTCGTTTCAGGTTCTGTACTACGAGCGCAATCAGCCACTAGATTCGGCCAATCAATCCAATTGGTTCACTCAATACGCGCCCCAAGCCTTGCTGTACGGGTCCTTGTTGCAGGCTATGCCGTTCCTCAAGAACGATGAGAGAATCCCGGTGTGGCAGTCGATGTACGACAAGTCGATCGCATTACTCAAGCAGGAAGACCTGACCCGCGTCGGTGACCGTCAAACCGTGGTAAATGACTCATGAGTTACAACAGTCCCTTTAGCGGCAACGTCATTCAGCCAACGGATGTTGCCTATGCGTCCTACGCCTTAACGTCCACCACGGGAACCATTCAACTTGAATGGCCACTAAATGGTAACGATACTGATTACGTCGCCGCGAGGGTGATGCAGGTCAGTACAACCAGCACATCCTATGAGTTGTGGATGCCGCCGGCCAATCAGGCGTCGGTAGGTCAGGACGCGCTGATCTACAACACCGGCGGGGTGACGCTGACGGTCAAGTCCTATGGCGGGGCCAGCACGATCGTCACAATCCCTTCGACTGGTGGAAGTGCCCAGTACATTTTCATCACGTCTAACGCCACAACAACGGGGACGTGGGGCGTCATAGCGTTCGGTTCGACGACGACCAGTTCCAATGCTGCAACGCTTGCTGGAGCCGGTTTAACGGCCATCAGTGCTACTTTGAATGGCGCATATCCGGCAAATAACATCACGACTGGATACACGTTCTCTAGTTCTGATCGTGCGGTTGCTGATTATTGGGAGGGCGGAACAGGAACGGCCACTCTTCCTTCGGCAGCTTCGCTTGGGAACAACTGGTTTGTTTTGTTCAAAAACAACGGAACTGGGACGTTCACAATCAACTGTACGGGGGGTGACGTAATTGACGGATCCTCAAGCAAGCAATTCAATCCAGACGAATCGTCAATTATTGTTTGTACAGGGGCTGGGTTTTTTTCAATTGGTTATGGTCAGTCGAGTTCTTTCTTTTTCAACATTCTTGTCAATACAGTAACTGGTGGCTCGTACTCACTGACAGCGGCGCAATGTACGAACATCATTCAAGAGTATGTTGGAACGTTGGTATCCAACGTAGTGGTTACGTACCCGCCGATCGTCAACCTGTACATTATTAGCAATCAAACGGTTCCTAACGGTCGCACCTTGACTGTAACGACTGGAATCAGCGGGGGCGCGACTGCAACAATCCCTGCAAATGGACAGGCCACGCTTGTTTGTGATGGAACAAACTTTTTTAACGCCAACACGGTTCAGGCTGGCGGAACGACGTTCAGCATCGTTGACGGGTCTGCGGGAGCGCCGTCTTTGAACTTTTCAAATGAATCGAACACCGGCATCTTCAGACCCGGAACCGGTGCATTTGGTCTTTCAGTGCTTGGAATTTCAAAGTTTGTTCTTGACTCCAACGGCATCAACTGCGGCACGTTCCCATGACCGCAAAGGTATTTCAGTTAGATACGAAGGCCGGCGTCCAACGGGACGGCACGGTTTTCGATATGAACTTTTACACCTCTGGGAAGTGGGTGCGGTTCCAGCGCGGCCGGCCGAGAAAAATACTTGGGTACTCGGTTATTTCAAGGCAGGTTGCTGGACCATCTCGCGGAATTTGGGTCAACCCAAACAACGGATACAACCAAGTTTATAGTGGGTACAACAACGGTTTACAGCAGTTGGTCATCAACAACGCGGGTGTTGGCGCTGGCGTTACAAACATTACTTTAAGCAACTTTACGGCAAGCGACAACAACCTGTGGCAGTTTGACGGGTTCTATGACGTTGGCGGATCTGGGGTTGGATCTATTCTGGCGCACCCCGGCCAGAACCTTGCGCAAATTGATTCAACGGTTAATACACCGGTTTTGATTGGCGACATCAACGGTACGACGCTCTCTCAAATTGGAACATTTTCAACAACAAACTCATACCTGAACGCAACGGTAAACGTCACCATTCCAACGACCAATGCATTGATTGGTGCAGGGCAAACGGTTAGCGGGACTGGGATTCCTTCTGGAACAACGGTCTCTTCAACGACGTTGGCCAACGGAACTTTGACTACGGTTGCCGTGACTGGGACAAGTGGACAGTGCTCTTGTGTGAGCACGGCTGGGTTGTTTATTGGCCAGAGCGTAACCGTCAGTGGAACGAATACAGGGTCAGCTACGGGCATTACGTCTGGCGTGACGTACTACATTATTGCCACGAACTACTCAACAACGTTCACGTTGTCTGCGACCTCTGGGGGGTCTGCAATCACAACAACGGCAGGCACGACAACCGGGTTGGTGTTTACAATCGGCAACTACCAGAAGGTTGTGTTGTCGGCTGCCGCTACAACGAGTGGCGTTTCAACTCTGACGTTTAACAACGGAGTTTCAGTTTCTGGCGGTGTGGTCACGCTTCACCCGTACGTTTTTGTTTACGGCAATAACGGGTTAATCAAAAATTGTGCTGCGGGAAATGCTCAGGATTGGGTCTCAACGGACGCCAACGAGGTCAACGTAGCGACTGGAAAGATTGTCCAAGGGTTGCCTGTCAGGGGCGGCTCAAACGCGCCTTCCGGGCTGTTTTGGAGCCTTGATAGCCTGATCCGAGTTTCCTACATTGGAGGCACGGGGACGCCGCCTCAGTATTGGCGTTATGACTTGCTGAGTAGTCAGTCATCAATCATGTCAAGTCAGTCGGCGATTGAGTACGACGGCGTTTACTACTGGTGTGGTGTTGACCGCTTCTTGTTGTACAACGGCGTTGTCAAAGAAATCCCAAACAATTTCAATCAAAATTATTTTTTTGACAACCTCAACTATGCCCAGCGGCAAAAAGTTTGGGTAAGCAAGGTCCCTCGTTACGGTGAGATCTGGTGGTTTTATCCTCGCGGTGATGCAACTGAATGCACAGACGCCATCATCTACAACGTGCGTGAAAACGTCTGGTACGACGCTGGTGAGGCTCTAGGGGCACGTCGCAGTGCTGGGTACTTCTCTCAAGTGTTTGCCCATCCTATCTGGGCTGGCTGGGATCCTGCGACCACTGGGGTCATTAGCACGACAGTCATTTCAAACGCAGGCTCTGGGTACACAAACGGGACGTATTCATCAAAAGCGCTAACCGGTGGATCTGGTGGCGGTGCAACAGCAAACATTACCGTGTCTGGTGGGATTGTGACGGCTTGCACGATTGCGCTGGGTGGGGAAGGGTATCAAGTTGGTGATGCGTTAAGCGCATCGATTCCCGGCGGATCTAATTTTTCTGTGATTGTGAGTAACACACAGACTTATGTACGGATTTGGCAACATGAAATTGGAACGGATGCAATTGACGGCAGGGATGCTTTAGCAATTGATTCGTTCTTTGAGACCAGCGACCTTGGGTGGGTGGCGGGTGGACCCGCAGAAGCGGCAATGATTGGAGAGAATCGTTGGTTAAGGATAGAGCGGGTTGAACCTGATTTTGTCCAATCTGGTGAGATGACGTTGGTCATCACGGGCCGACCGTTTGCTCAAGGCGGGGACGTGGAGTCTGCCGAGTATGTGTTTAGTCCTGACACGGGCAAAGTAGACATGAGGGAGCAGCGGCGAGAACTCAGATTGAGATTTCGGTCTAACGTTGCTGGCGGAAACTATCAATTGGGTAAGGTTCTTTTGAGTGCTGCGCTTGGCGACGTAAGGCCATACTGATGGCGCAGGCTCTGGTTTATGACCCGCGTTATCATACGTTTGAGTCTTGGGCCTCCCTGATGGTCGAGCAGTACGCGGCTCAGAACCTTGAAGTCCCAAACGAGCGGACAGATTGGAAAGTTTGGGGAAATGGTCTCAAGGCAATTGATGTGTTCACCAATGAGGCTATTCCAAGAACGGAAACCTACGACAACTGGTACGACTGGGCTGCGGCTCTGCTCGGAGCGGTAAACCCGGACGTTGGCTGATGGAAAGCAAAGAACTGATCAAGCAAACTAAGGACTTTATGAAGCAGCATGGTCTAAACGCTGCGGAGATGAAGCGACTTGGTGAGTTGGCTGTTGACGCGATCGGCAACAACGATGCCTACAAGCAATTCCGCGAGACAGTTATTGAAGCCGGGTTCATGACTGAGAACGAACTCCCAGAAGAGAAGAATTACATGGTTCTGATGGCGATCGGGACGATGGGCGAACTGGCGGGAGAGAAGTAATGGCGGCTGCAGAAGATACCCTGCAAGATCCGGAAGTAAGAGAAGCGGCCAAAGCAGAGAGGGCGGCCTACCTTGCCACGCCCGAAGGAAAATTGACTACAAGGGCGCAGCAACTGTCTGGCGACTACGGCGATGTGCGGCAGGTTGATCCAAAGAACGTACCTGCGATTGAGGCTCTTCTCACGCAAATTGGAACCGAAAACGAGGCAACAAGGGCGATCGCCGCCACTCTTGCGCAGAAGTACGGGATCACTGATCTCAATCAAGTTGGAACAAGGCAGGGGACCAAGCAAGAGTACAACCCCAATCAGGAAGCCTACGTTGATGTTCCGGCGACTGAGTATTACAACAAGGTCACCAACTCAGCCATCCCACAGAACTTTGCCACTTACGACAACGGTAAGGCGACTTATCACTTTGGGCTCGACACGACCAAAGACGGGAATTTGACGTTCAACCAGCCTCAAGAGCCTACTGCCCGTGCCAAGGGCATGAAGAACGAAGCCATGATGGCGCTTGCTCTGGCTAGTCTGGCGTTTGATTGGACTGGGACTACCGGCTACGCCATCCTTGGTGCAGGCGATGCAGTAGCGGGGGCTGTAACGGCTGGGGAGATGGCTGCGTCCATATCTGCAGCCACCGGTATAACCGTTCCCGCCAACGCGATTGCAACCGGGATAGGCGCCGCAACGGTTAACACCGCAACCACATACGCTCGAACCGGAAGTTTTGAAACTGCCGTTGCCGCAGGCGCATCGTCTTTTGTCACTGGCGTTGGCGCTGCGGCCGCTGGCGGTACGGTTGGAGATATTCTTTACAACGCAGACGTCAACAAAACTCTGACCAACTACCTGTCCTCGGCCGTTGCTGGCGCGGCTGGCACTGCGCTTGCAGGTGGGTCGGTTGACCTATCTAAGGTGGTGAATGGCGCACTGGCCACTGCCGCAAGTGTTGGCGTGACCAATGCGGCCACTCCATTTGTTGGAGTTGATGTCGCCAAAGGGCTTGGTGCTGCCACCCAGACATACATCACAACTGGCGATCCATCCGCTGCAGTGCAAAATGGGTTGTTTAGTGGAGTTGGTTCTGCAATTCGTTCTGCAACGTCGCAGACACCTACTGTGTCAACGGGAGACACCGGTGCAGATGCAATTCTCAAGGCATCAGAGTCTGTTGGCCGGGTGCCGGGTACCGGACTTCAAGTTGCGTCTGCTGATGACGCCACTCAATACACGCTTCCAACAGTAACTGTCACCGCAAGCAAGATTGATCAGGCTTTTGAGCAAAACCTGCCTGATTGGTTAAAACAAATTGTTGCTACATCCGCTCAAGGTTTTGGTCAACAAATTGAGACGTTTGCAAACGCATACTCTGCAATTACTGGGAAATCGTTTAGTAATACAATGGCCGACTTTGGCCACAATATGAGTATTTGGGGTGCCAATCGAGATAGTACCGACCTCGCCGCTCAGACAAGGGCTTTTGATGCTGACATTAAAAAAGCAGAGTCTTTGCCTTGGTATCAATCTCCGGCTGCAATTGTTCAATCAGCAATTAAAAATCCTTTAGGTGCATTTTCTAAAATTGGACAAGAAAGGATTCAAGAAGTATTCCCAGCCCTTGCTGGCGTAGTAACCGCTGCTGCTGGCGTGTACTTTGGGGCACCGGTTGCCACTGCTGTTGCGCTTGGTGCAGCCGGATCTGCGCTTGTTGATGCGTTTGAAAATTTAGGTTCTGGCACAAAAGAAGCATATGATATTGCAAAAAAGAATGGGGCCACTGAACAACAGGCAAGAAACACCGGTATTTTGAATGGAGTTGTTCATGCTCTTGTTACGCTGCCAGTTGAATATATTGGGGACAAAGCCCTTTTCAAGAGTTACACAGACGGAATTACCAAAGGGATCACTGGGTTTATCACGCAGTATGGCAGCGCAAATGTGCGCGAGTTTGGCAAAGAAGTTTTAGAGACCTACGGTCAAACCGTGTCTACAGCGGCAACAACCGGGCAAAAGTTTGACCCCCGTGCTGCAGTGGCTCAATCGTTTACAGCCGGCTTGGTTGCGTCCGGAACCCACGCAGGCATGACCTCGGAAGGGTTGATCAAAGACGCCGTAGTTGCCAAGGACTTCAGCGGCAAGAGCGTAACGCTTGGCGAGATGATGTCCGGGTCCAAGTTGGTTGACCCATCGACGATCAAGGCTGATGCCGTTATTGGCACGTCAGCGAACGGGACCAAGCAGACGCTTGGCTATGCCACCGCTGTGGCTAGAGATCTGGGTGTCACTGCTCCGCAGTTGGCTCAGGTTCTCCCCCCGGCAATGCTCTCTAACGATCTGGTGATCGCCACACTGCCGGGCGGAACCCCGGTGACGATGGCCGACTTCAATCGATTTGAGCAAAGCGGCGGAACCCCCGAAACTTTTGTTGAAAGCCTGACCTCCGCCGACCCGGTGACGTTTGCTCGTACCTACGTCGGAGAGACTGCAGGCGCGGCTGAAAGTCAGTTCAAGACCCAGACGTTTTTTGATAGCGCGGTTGATCAGAAGATTGCGGCCGGTGCCAGCCCTTTAGACGCGACCAAAGACGCTTTGTCTTCCATGGGGTTGACCGCCGACTCAATCAACCTCACAGCCCTTGGGAAGACCCTTGGTGGCCAAAGTAACGCGGTCGCAGCAATCAAGACGCCAACGGTTGCACCAACAACAGCGCCAACAACGACGGCCCCAACAACAACGGCTCCCGCAACGGGAGGAACAACTGCTCCCATCACGGGAGGTACAACGGCGCCCACAACCACTCCTACTGGAACAGCACCTGTTGTAACTACAACGCCGGCTGGAACAACTACGATCGCCGGCGGAACTACAATTACACCGGGCGGAACAACAGCAACTCCGGGTGTAACTACGACGACGCCAACGCTCGGCGGAACAACAACTGGCGGGACGACCGCTGTAACGGCAACTCCTACAGGTGTAACAGCCACAACCCCGGCTGCCCAGAACACGATCGGAGCGGATGTGGCGGCTGGCGCTATCCGATCGGCCGGTATAGACCCAACCGGGATGACGCCGGCTCAGATGACTGATGCGTTGGCCAAAATTGAACCGGGCGCAAAGTTTACTGTGGTGCCAACCACTGCCGCGGCAACGGCGACCACCGCCGCAACCGGGACGGGAAACAACGCTGCAACCAATGCTGCTAACAACGCTGCCACTGCTGTAACCACCGGGGTTGATCCTGCGGCGGCCACAAACGCGGCGGTAACAACGGCGGTCAATAACGGGGCCAATACAAATGCGGCCACCAACGCCGCGGTAACCGGTGCAGTCACTGCTGGGGCCAATCCAACCAATGCTGTGACTGGCGCTGTCAACGCAGCAACGGCCGCAGGCACCAATCCAACGACGGCCACCACGGTAGCAACGAACGCAGCCACAAACGCGGCAACCAATACGGCGACGAACGTAGCGACAAACACGGCGGTTGATCCCAATGTCAATCCAAACATAAATACAAACGTCAATACGAACGTTAACCCGAACGTCAGCACGACTACCACAACCGCTGCCGGCGGAACAACCGGTGCAGTTGCACCACCTGCGGCAGTTGCACCAGTCAATCCTGCACTTGCGGCACTTGAAGCACAGATTGCTGCGCAAAACAAAACAATCGCTGACCAAGAAGCGGCAAGGAAGGCGGCAGAAGACGAAGCCAACAGAGTTGCATCTAATCAAAGGGCTGAGGCTTTTCTTAAATTGCCTTCGAAACCCTCGTCAAATAATGACTTGCCAGCGGTCACGGCGGCTATAATTGGCGGCAAATCTGGGTTTGTTAGTCCGCTCGAAGCGTTTTCAAAAATGGTCCGAGCCAACGAGTACGTTCCTCAACAGCAACAGCCCGAGGGGGCACTCATGCGGTCTTCTCATTACTCCTACGGCCAGCCAACCGACCTGAATGAAATTCTTGGTCTTAATGACGAGGGTGATCAAGTTGAGCAGCAGGCCAAAGCCGGGGGACTAATGACCCCTCTGATGGCTACTGGAGGCACCACCCGGTACGGAAAGTTTGCCGGCGGGGGTCTGAATGTGGTACACCATGCAGGCAAGATGCGAGTGGACTTCAGGCACGGTGACGCGGTTACCGGGGCCGGAGACGGGCAGTCGGACGACATACCTGCCATGCTTGCTGACGGAGAGTTTGTGATCCCTGCGGACGTTGTAGCGGCTCTGGGTAACGGTTCAACAAAAGCCGGGTCTGATGCGCTCTACGAAATGATGCACTCGATCCGGGCACGGGCTCGCAAGGGGCACCCCAAGTCATTGCCGCCACCGGCCAAGTCGCCGCTGGACTACATTAGCAAAAGGAAGTAATCATGGCCTTTACGCAAGGTGATCCGTTACCGGACGTTACTAAGACTACGACGACGGTTCAGAACGCGCCGTCTTGGTACACCGATGTAGCAAAGGGGCTTGGGACTGCTGCAACGACTAACCTTGCTCGAACTGGTGCGCAGTCTGTTGCGGGGTTAGATCCCCTGCAAACTGCAGGGTACGGTCAAATGAAGACCGCCGCGGGATCTTATATTCCGGGGTTGACCAACGCTGAAGATACTGCAGGACAAGCTGCGCAGGGCATTAATTACAACCAGATTCAAAA